CTCCGATAGTGTCTCCAACAAGTCCTGCTATCCTCTTTCGTATCTTAAACTCGTCGTTGTCGCCGTTGTTGCTACTAGTGTCAACATGCTTCCTGAAGCCGTCAATTACCACATGTTCACCTGACCCTGATTGAGATATTCCTCTCTCAAAGTCAGCCTTAATGGTAGCTACATCGGCCTCACCAATCATGTCAGCCCTCTTATTGAGAACTGCTAGTCCATGTTCTTTTGCTATTGCTCGCTTGTTTGGAGACACATCCTTATTACTGGCTTTTACAAGTAATGATTGCAATAAAGCTATCACGTTCTCTCGTTCAACCATTATAAGGACCTGTCCATTATTCCATATTGTGATACAATCTCGCCAGCACCAGAGAGATCTATTTCTACGAGGGACATACCCTCTAAATCTAACTTATGCTTTGATTCCAGTTTCACAGTCATTATTGACTTGGCGAAATGCATCAAGTACTTAGCAATTTCTTTTCTAAGTTCTTCTTCTTCTTTTCTCATTTCTATTCCCTCGAATAGTATTGTCACTTACCGCTCAAAATTGCGGGGAAATTCTGCTCTATAATTTCTTAGAGCGTTCACAGGTTCGATTGAGAATTGCTCTTGTCCATCCTGTGATACATGAACAAATGCATACTTACTGAGACTACTTACAGTGTCTCGTGGTATCCCTAGCCACCCTGCAACGTATCCGGTATCTTCTGGGCGTCGCAGCCTGAAACAGGAAACGTAATGTGCGTTACTGAGTACGGAGTCCCTACATTGGGATGGTATCTGAGTGACGGCTGTATATGTAACGCCTCTATTCCTACCGGTACGTAGCATGCGCAGTACAGTACGGGAACAAGAATTATGTAATACTTCTTGTGCCTCTTCTACCGCTATGTTTACGTTGCCGGCCTCTAGCGCGGCATTGACTATACCGTCAAACTCTGCCTCACTACCTTCGGTCGCTATATGTAACTTTTTGCCTTCTACTTTTCCATCCCACTTTTCGAAACCCATGTTCAGCAAACTCTTATGTTGCCCGTTAGGGTCCCAGACGATTACCCGTGCGAGTTTTGGTAATGTCTTCAGCCTTATTTTTAATAAGGTAGACTTACCGTAACCAGCCATGCCACAAATGAATTCATTCTCATCATAAAGCTTACGCATTATGATCTACTGGTTCATTGTACGCATGAACTGTTCGTACACTACGGGATACTCAGTTTGCAAAATTTCTAAGAAACGTTGGCCTGAGACTTTCCCTACGTCTTCGGGGTGTTCTAAATACCATTGATAACTGTTCTTCAGTCTCGCACTCAATGGTGGGAAGTCAGCATCACTAACTGCTATCTTCTTCATTTTCTACCTCCGTTTTTCCTTTTCGTGAAAACTTAGCTTTTAGTTTGCTTACTGCTGCCCAGTATGAGTCGAACACAACTGCAAGTGTAACTATAACAGCTACTAACAGCTTTATGTGCCTTGGAGGATCTACACCGTAGTCCTCTAATACACCTGCCCACTCATCGGCAACTAATTGCTTGTCTTCATTGGCTATACCACTAACACCCCCTATTTTCTTCTTGACAATCCGGTCTATTAACCCGATAACTTTCGTTATCTTGTCCTTCCACTTTATGTCAGGTTTCTTTACCTTCTTTGGTTTTATGGGTGTTACGTCCTGGCTCTCCTCAACATTAGAGGGGCCCGACTCCTGTTCTTCACTTTTCGTCTCTGGTATTTCTTTTTCTCGTATATCTATTTCTTCATTCATCATAGATTACTTCTCCTACCCAACTTTTATCGAGTAGTTTTACATATGATGGCGGGGTCATAATCTTATAATTCTTCATGATAGTTAAGACATTAGCTTGCGGCAACCTCCACCTATAATCCAGCGCACTGTGTTCATCCTCAAGATAGGAGTATTTAACAAGTTTCCTTATTAATCTATCCCTAAATGGGTGATCTTCTAGCTGGTCTATTATTTGCAGTGATCTCACGCATTCATCATTTGCCGTTTCGGTATGACCTGTCATCATATTATCTCTATATACTAGAGAATTTATAACTCGGTTTGCTGATGGCACTTGACCTGGAAATTCATAGCCCCAATATGCTTTATTAAAGAGGCATGAATCTGGTGATTTAGCTTGCTTTTGTGCATTCATGATGACACCAAGTTCCGTACTTAATTCCTCTAAGTCCGTATAAGTCACCTCCCTGTCAAATACAGCTACACTGTCATCGCCATTCACCCTGTATGCAACCTCTCGATTCGTGCGTAAGGCAATATACTCTATGCATATCGCGTTTACAACACCATCTACAAGGTTAGTGAATACCGATCCTGATGGTACTGTACCGGTCACCGGTTTTGCCTCCAGCTCAAATTCCTTATTAAATGGGTGCAATAACTCCTTTGTAACAAATCGCTCTGTTATAATAGAGGCTAATGCACCAGTTCCTATAAGGACTGCCATTGCCATCCGAATTAATTCCGCTGAAATCGTGGAATCAAATGATGCGTAGTCTAAGCTAACAACATTAACATTCTGCTTCTTAGCGAAACCAAACAAGCTGCGCAAAAATGCCATTTGATGCCATTGGTTACAGTACATAAATGTACTACCCAAACGCGCATCCTCGGC